GTGGCGGCTTAAATGCCTCTTTTGCGGAACGAATTTTGAGGTCAAGCCGTTGATTTTTAACGACTTGCTTTTAGATTTTAAGTCTGATGCGTCTACCAATTTCGCCATGCCCGCGCCGGCCCGGATTATAGCACTGGTGCGGCGTTTAGCAATTTGGCTCTGCCTTACGCTTTTCCGCAATCGCAAAGCCTTTCCGCAAAATTCTATTTCGTGGGCTTTACCAGCTTGCCTTTGCGGTGCCGGACGTACTGGCGCGTCATGGTCGGCGTGGTGTGTCCGAGCTGCTCCTGGGCCGCGGCCATGCCGGCCGATTCGTCCTTGTCCGTCGCCGCTTTCGCGCGCAGATCCCGGAACTGGAATTCCTTGATGCGTTCGGCTAGGTCGGGCCGCGCGGCGGCGGCAACGGCGCGCGCACGGTCCATTGCGCCGCGCATCATGAACTTCGTCATCGGCGTCCCGTCTGGCATGTTGATCAGGCCGAGCCCCATCACTTTGCGCTGCGCCATGCGTTCGAGCAGCGCTGCGAGCTCGCCCTCGATGGCGATGCGGAGCTTGTGCTTGGTCTTGCTCTGTCGGAGCCACAGCGCCCCTTCCTTGACGTCGGCGCGCGTGAGCTTCAGCACGTCCGCCGGCCGCTGCCCAGTCAGGTAGGCCAGGTCGAGCGCATCCTTGAGGGGCGGCTCAGCGGCGTCGTGTACGGCCTGATAGACATCATCCTCGATGTAGACGTCGCGCCCATCTTCCTCGTGCCCCTTGATACCCGCGCACGGGTTGGCCTTGTTGGTCAATCCCTCGTTGCGCGCGAAATTCCAGATGTGCGACAGCAGCGCCTTCTCGCGGTTCGCGCTCACGTGCCCAAGGTCTGGCGGCACCGGCTGCAACGGCTTCTTCTCGCGTGCACGCTGCCTGTTTGCCTCGACTGCCTTTTCCTTCGTCATCCGCACGCGCCAGTCCAGGTACTGCCGCACGTGCATAGGTTCGATCTTGTCCAGCGGGATCGGCGGCTTGTCGAAGAACTGGTACAACACCTCCAGCTCACGCAGGTTATTTTTTTGCGTCCCTGGGGCCTTCCCTGGCAGCACTTCGCGCATGTAGCGCTCGGCCGCGTGCCGGAGCGTGATCGCGGCGGCGGCCGGCACCGCGCTTACTGTCAGCTCCGCCCACTTCTGCACTGCGGCCACGTAATCATCGACCGCGAGCGGCACCTCCCGGCGCGGCCGCCCGCCCAGGTCGAGCAGATAATAGGTCCGCCCTCCCCTGACGCGCGCGCGCATCCCCTTCGGCAGGTTCAAGTTTTTCGTTGGCCTGCGGCCCATACATCATCCCTTCCGTAATACGTCCGGCACCCATACCTTCTCGGGTGGTTTTGCCGTCTTCACCCGCCCCTCGATCGCCGCGCGCGGGACAATCGGGCGCCCGACTGCATTGGTGAAGAACGGAATGCCCTGCGCGCGCAACTGGTCCGCCTGCAGTGCGTGCTTAGTGCGCCCCGTCAGCTCGCGCACTTCTTCCGCTGCCAAAAATGTATCCGACATCCCCTTCCCCTATTCCATTCCAGTATCCGGAAATCGACGGCGCTCGACCCGCGGCGGAACCTCGCCCGGCGCCGGCCGGATCATTCCCGGTTGCGCGGGAACCGCCGGTTGATCCCGGCGCTCGAGACTGCGGCGATCAGTGATCGCGTCGTAAAATATGGCCTGGCTCTGCCGGCGATCCTGCTGTCGTTCGATCATGCGTTTTCTCCTTCTTCGATATTGCCCAGCGCCGAGAATTGCGCACTGGTCTGCTGCTCTGGGTCTAGTCCCGGCTTTTCGGTATTGCCAGGAGCAGGAGCAGCGCCGATCATGTCGCGGTAGCATTCCCATGCTTTGTTCGCAGGGGATCGCTTGTCACTGAAATGGCGCATGCCCGCGCGCAGCATCATCGCATCAGCCTTGATTGGCACCAGCTTGAACCCTGCCGGCACTGCATCGCCAGCACTGCGAGCGCCCTGCAACAAGGTGTCGATGTGGGCGATGAGGGCGGCACGGCTCCCGGCCTGCTTCTCGTCGCCCTCGGTCCAGTTGTGGCCGAACGCGGCCAGCAGCTCGTTAAATTCCGGATCGTCGGCAATGCTCTGTCTCTCCCCTGCAGTAGGGGCGGAGACAGGGGCGAACAGACGCTTGTATTCAGCTTCGGCGGTATCGTGCTTATTGAGCGGGTGGTCGTCGGTCCACTCGCCGATGTCGCGACCTTCGATAGACATGACGGTCGGGTCTAGCCCGCGCGCATTCTCGGCAATGACCGAAAGCGATTCGGGGCCGTAATTCTCGAAGTCGATGACAAGCAATTCCAATTTGTAAGCTTTCACGCATTCTCTCCTTTATTGATAGTCGGCTGCTCGCCTTCCTGACCCGCCTCCAGTGCTGCCAGCTGGTGCAGGGTGTCGCGCGCCAGATCAGCAAGGAACCAGTTGCGCTCCTTCTTCGCGGCCACGATGGTGTTGCGCAGGACCGCCGCGAACTTGACTGCTTCGCGCTGTTCGCCAACCTGGCCGGCTTGCTTGCGCAGGTAGTGAGAGATGGCTTCGCGCTGGATCTGCTCGACCTGCTCGGCGAGGTAGACATAGCCGTGCTGAGTATGGAATGCGGGCTGCGGCAACTCCGGCAGGTCTACTGCCGCACCATCATCAGGGCCACATCGGTCGCAGATCGGGTCGTACCATTTCTTCGTGCCTGGCGTCTGCGCTTGGTATTGCTTATCGGTCAGATACGGCTTTAGGCCCGCGATGCCATTGAACTTCCAGCGTAGTGCCGCACCATCGGCGACAGGAGCGCGGCGGACCGCTGGACAGCCTTCGTGATGACTTCCTTTTGCGCCGCAGTTGTAGCAGGTAAAGCCGGCTTCGATGTTGAGGTGGTTATCAGCCATTGGTCGGCTCCGTCGGATCGATGTTGATCGACCACTGATTGGACGAGATCCAGATGGTGTCCGGATACCCTGCAATATCCAGGCGCCCGCCGTCGAAACTCAGGCCAGTGAATCGAGCGACCTCCACCTCGGCAATCACTTCGCTGGATGCGGTGCCGGTTGCCTTCTTCGTGCGCTTAAAGGCGTTGTCGCCCCAGTCAACTACTTGAACCTTGGTCATTATTCGTTCTCCTTTTTGGTTTCCGGGGTAGCCTTCTCGCCACTCTTGGCGCTCGCTGCCTCCTGAGAGGCGGCCAAGTTCAGATCGTCGCTGGCGCGGCGGTGGATGTAGAATCCGTTCTTGTCGAGCACCATGCCCTTACGCGTCCAGTGGAAGCGCTCGACGCCGGGCTGCTCCGTGGCCAGGATCTTCTCCAGCAAGATCGCCGCGCTGTCGAGCGAGCCGACTACCGTGAACGGGTTGCCCGTGCCCAGGTACTCGCGCACCTCGAAGCCAGCGCCTCGGAAGATGTCGATCACATCCTGCACGATGGTTTTCTCAGCCATGTTCGACTCCTTTCAGATCGTCGCCCATAGCGCCGCTTTCCTTGGCGATCACCTGAGCCAGCTTCGGGCGGCCCGATTCATCCATCCAGGCGGCGAACCACTTGTCGGATGGGTTGTCGCCGACGCAGGCGGGCACGGAGTCACCCGGCTTGCCGCAGAAGTGGCAAACGTTGCCAAGGCAGGCGCCGGATTGTGGGAAGCCGTTGCGGCAAACCGTGTTTCCTTGGCTGTAGGCGGTGCACGTTTCGGTCATCATGCTTGTTCTCCCTTGGCGCTGGCTTGGGCCTGCTGAGCGGCCATAGCTGCGTCGATGGCTTCGCGCAACGTTTCGGCTACGAAGGTCTTTCCGAAGGCGCGGACGTTGGGCATCGAGTCTTCCTTGCGCTCAGCAATCTGCTCAAGGAAGTCGAGTCTCGCCGCATCCTTGGCATCCTCCACCATCCCCGCAGTAGCAGGAGCAGGAGCAGGAGCAGGAGCGGCGAGAAGCTGATCGACTTTCGTGCTGTAGCGCGCAGCTAGGGCGCGGACATACAGGATGTAGGTGATCAGGTCATCGATGGTCGGGTCTTTCCCTTTGAGGTCATCGATCCATTGAGGCAGCTTTTCAAGGGCCGGCGCAGCACCTGCTATGGCTGCGGCCTGCTGGGATGCCTCGGGAGTGCTGGCAGGGGATGCGACGACTTTGCCGGTGATGTACTCGGCCAAAGCGGCGCGGTGCGGCTCCGGGTTCCAATACTCATTCAGCAGCGCATTAACCAAATCCTGAAACTTCGGGTCATCGGCTATAGCCTGCGCTGCCGGTGCTTTGGCTGCGAGATCCGGCTCTTGGTCGAAGCACGCCTCGCATTCGGAAGGCGGATCGCCAACGGGGCCGTTGTAGACGCAGCGCGTGTCGTTGCATGTCGCGCATTTCGGGACTACGGCCTGCTGGGCGGCTACCGGGGCAAGGGTGGCGCGGCCCGGCTTCATGTCGTGCAGCATGGACGCGCACTGAAGGCATTCGTCCTGCAGGGTGTAATTCTTGTTTCGGAAGTGCCCTGCAGCGCGTTCGGATAGCGTCTTAGCGGCAGCTTCCCACCCTTCACGCTCGCCGCTCGCGCTTGCCGTGGTATCCAGTCGGGCGGCGCGTGCCTGGGCGATCAGAGCTGTACGATACTGGCCCATCGATTGAAACGAGCACGCATAGCCGTCGTCAGCAATCAGTGCAATCAGCTTGTCCAGGTCGAGCGGCTGTGCTGCGGTGGTGTTGGTCATTTGGTCGCCTCGTGATTTTTCAGTTCTTCTTTGCCTTCTGCCGTGATCGTCAGCAGAGAGGTGTAGCCGGTATGGTGGTTGCAATGGTTTGGCTTCCACTGAATTAGTCCGGCTCTCATCATGCGCAAGCGCGATGCTTCGGAATAGAGATTGGGATTCACGCCACCGCCTTTGCTCGCCAGCGCCTCGCGCAGCAGTTTCAAGTCTGGTCGCCTCATGCTTCCGCCCCTTCGCCAAGGACTCCAGAGTCATTGCCAGCTCCTTCGTCGCTACTAGTGCGGTTGTCCGCCTCGGCCTGGCGCTTCAAGCAATCGCGCACGTAGGCCATCGCAGCAGTTTTGGCGGCAGCTTCGTCGGCTACCGGCTCGTCGCAGGTGTTTTTCAGCGGGACGCCAGCGGCATCGTTGCGCGCGACCCAGTACCAGCCTTTGCGCTTGTCGCGGTAAGAGTAGGTTCCGGTGCTGGCATACTTTTCATCGCCTTCACGCAGGCTGCTACCCTTCTCGCCGCATGCAACACCAGCCAATCCAGTCGGGCGCGGGTTCTTTTTCCAACGCAGGGCCATCACTCGCCTCCCTGTTGTTCGCTGGTTTGGCTGGTGCTCGGGGTGCGCAGGGCGCGGATAGCGTCGGCGGCATCCTCGCCGGTGCGGCAGCTGCATGCGGCTGCGCAGGCGTCACGCAAAGCCTGATTGCGCACCTCCTCGGCCTGTACTGCAGGCGCGGGAGCGGCGCCCTCAATCACTTCCAATGCCTCAGCCCACGGGCAGTTCATGTTGCTGTGCTCACCGATTTCCGCGCCGAAGTACGTAGCGATGGCGTTCGCCAGCTTGTCAGCCCACTCATGGTGGTTGTCGCGCTCACCGATGGTCTGATCCCACAGCTCGTCATCTGTTGGTCGGATCGCGCCGGCCATCGACGCAGCGACACGTACCAGCACATGACGAGCGATGGAGCGCGCGAACTGGTGATAGCCGAACTGTTTCAGCCATCCCCCGGCGCCGCCCGGCATCGCTTCCCAAACTTCGTCTATCGCCGCATCAGTCAGCTCGCCTGGAATCGGCTCGGCCTTCGCGCTCGGTGCAGCCTTGGATGCGGCCATGCGCTCGCGGAGTTCGATGCATTCCTTAGATTTCGCGTCGGCGCGCTCCCAGCCTTGATCTGCGCGCAGCTTTTCGGCGGCCAACTGGCGATGCAGCGAAAGCACTTCATCCGTGGGCGCGCTCGGGGCGGCTTGCGCAGCCTGGTCGACTTCCACGAGCGCGGCGTCGACGATTCCTTCCAGCACATCGTCCACCTCGGCGGCGGGCGTGAAGTCGTCTTCGCGCATCGTGTTGACCTGCCACGCTTCCCATACGCGCCCGCAGTAGTAGACGCCGTGCAGCGCATTAGAGACAGCATCGCGCACGCGTTCGCGCAGTTCGTCGCTCGGCTTTCTCTGCTGCGGTGCTGGTGCAGCCTTGGCGGCAGCCGTAAATGCAATGCGTGCGTCCTCGATGAATTCCGAGCTGTAGATCATCCAGTTATCATCTCGGTTGACGTTGCACGAATCAGCGCTCCGGTCCGCGAGCGCACGGGCGGCTGCCAGAATCTGCGCCTCGGTTGCGGTCTGCGGTGCTGGTGCGGTAGATGGCGGGATGGATGCAGCAACCGCCGGCGGCTCAACCATCAGCACCTTCGCGATGGCCGGCAGCGTGCCGATCGCGATGAACTTCGGCGTGCCCGGCAGCGGGATCAGGGCCGATTCGGTCTTCGTGCACTGCTGGTGTCCGACTGCGGCCGCGATCAGGCGGATCCGGGTGTGCTCGCAAAGGTCTTTGGTGTCCATGCTGTCTCTCTCGTTGTCGTTATAGGAAGCCCATCAGGCGGTCGATCACGCCGTCCAGGTCGTCGCGGGTGTAGTTGGTCAGGATGCGCGCCAGGATCGCGTTCGCCACGCTGTTGTAGACGTCTTCGAACTCGATCTGGTCCATGTTCGCGAAGCTGATCGATTTGGCCGTCACGCGCGTCTCGCCGCGCAGGTTCACTGCCATCTCGTAGTGGCCAGCGATGCACAGGATGTCGTTCCTGAACTGGTCGAAGTTCTTGCCGACGACTTGGCCCTTGAAGGTCGCCACAGCAGGCTCCCATGCGTCAAAGGCAAGATTCAGCAGCGCGAAGAACTTGCGGTGGAAGGCCGGGTTCCGGTGCCGCTTGATCGCCGCGGTGACGCCCTGCCCCAACTTCAACTTGCTGATGAACTCGACCGCCTGCGGATCAACCGGGATCAGCGCGCCGCCCGGCGCCTTGGTCAGCACGAGCTCTTTCATGCCGCCTCCCGGAAGGCCATGAACAGATCGATCTTCGCCTGCACCTGCGCCAGGAACGACAGCACGTCCTTTTCCAGCTGCGCGATGTAGGCTTCGTCGCGCTCGATGCGCTGGCGGTACAGCTTCAGGTGCTCGGCGCCGGTTTGCATGCGCGGGTCGTAGGAACAGAAGTCGATCCAGTCCAGGCCCAGCACCCACATCTGACCCTGCACCTGCGGCGTGTGATGCTCGGGCATGCCGGTTTCCCAGGTCAGCAGGTGGATCGCGCTGTTGTGCGGGCACTTGATCTCGATGCCGCCCTTCTCGCCCACCAGGCCGTCAGACGACGCGCCGATCCAGGCGTGCACCGGGTGCTTCTTGAAGCCGACCTCGCGCACCGTGGCGCCGGTCTCGACCTCATAGGCGGAGCGGGCATACGGCTCGGCCTCGGTGCCCCACTGCATGGCGAAGCTGCTGGGCGTCTGCACAGGCTCGCCGGTGATGCGCTCGACCACCAGGCGCATCAGGTAGTCCTCGCGCGCCTTCAGCGGCTGGCCGTTGCGGCCGGTGGCCAGGATGTCAGCGAAGCAGGACGCGGTGGCGTGGCCGGCGCGATCACGGAGCCAGTCGGTGCCGCCTTGGTTGGACAGTCGCTCAAGCATTCGGCACCTCCGCATCGATGACCATTTCGGCGCGCTTCTTCAGGCTCGGCAGGTGCGACGCCAGCGCGCGGCGCTGATCCTTCGTCAGGCGGCTCCACGATTCCTCAAGCGCGGCCAGCCCGGTGTCGGCAACCGCCTCGAGGTCGGCCAGCAGCCTCTCGTCGGCTTCGGTGAATTCGACGGTCATGGCCTGCTCGGCGACGGCGGCGGCGCCCTGGCGCGTTGGGCGGGCGTTGATGTCCACCTCGGCGATGCGTTCGGCCTCGTCCTGGTCGTAGATGCCCACGTAGCCAAACGCCAAGCGCGCGCACTGGATCATGGCCTTGTGGCGCAGCATCCGCTTGGGGTGCGTCTGCCACGGCTTCACGCCGCGCTTGCACTCGCTCAGGTACTCCGTGACGCGCGTCGGATGGCTGCGGTCCTTGCGGAAGATGATGCAGGTGCACTTCTCTTCGTCCTGCTCGAAGTCCATGCCGTCGAACATCGCGTTCTCGTTGATGATGCGCGACCAGCCGTCGACGCCCACCACCGGCACGATGCCGTTGTTCTGGTCCGGGAAGGCGTAAATCTCCTTCGTCCAGGGGTTCAGGCGGTATTGGTTCGCCACGATCAGCAGCGCGGACATTTGCGCGTCCGACACCTGGCCCTTGAATGCGGTCGCCTTCAGGACGTTGACCAGGTCCCCGGTCTCCGGAATGTTGAACAGGCCGGCCAGTTTCGACGCCTGCTGGACTACGAGTGCGGTGGACATCTTGTTTCCTTTCTGCCGAGACTGTGCCGGCGTGGTTTGTGAGTGCTGCGGATTAGAAGCCGTGGCGGTACAGGCTGATAGCGCGGGTCAGCGCATGGCGGCGGCCGAAACCTACGCGGCAGCCGAAGCGGTATTGGTAGACGAGGAAGCGGATCACGGCAGCACCTGCATGCTCAGGACCATGGCGCCGTCGTCGTAGGCCGCGTCCATCAGGGTGTCGCGATCGCCAGTCTCGATACGGGTGTGCGGCGTGCCGGCTGCGTCTTTGAAGGTGATGCGGAAGGTCATGCTCTGCTCCTCGTTCTGGCCGGCGCCGCCGGCGGTTGTTGTTGACCACAGCAGAGCGGCCCGCTTCCCCCCGAAAGACTGAGACGGTTGATGAAATGTCCAGTTGGGCCGCTCTGCTGTAGTGCCTGTCTGTTCCAGGCTGCCAGGGCATTTCAGATCCCACTGCTCCGTTTTCCTGACCTGGAGTAGGCAACCCGCGCGTTGTGCTCCGAGGCGCGGGGCTTCGGTCAAACGTGGTGCAACTCGTATTCGCGGTGCCACTGCGCACGGTCGGCGCGGTCTTCTTCGCGGCTCTCGCGCTTGCGCTGATCAGCGGCGCGCATCCGGCGCTCCATCAGCTGCTGCAGCTCGACGTCGCCCATCTCCGTGCAGTCAGTCCAGTCCGGCGCCTCGTCGGCAATCTCGGACGCAGCGAACCAGTCGGCCATGTAGCCGCAGGGGCTGACCATGTAGCGCTTATCGGCGGGGGTGAAGGTGCTGCTCATCTGGTTCTCCATCTGACCCTGCTGGGCTCGGTTGCGTGTCGTAACTCACTACAACCACAGGTTACAACAAGCGAACTCATGTTGCAAGAAAAAGTTGTAGTGGGCGGCGAAAAAATATCAGCCGCTACATCGAATCAGTTGTAGAACGGGGGGATAGACGTGAAAAAGCCCGCACGCGGCGGGCTTCAGTTGAAACTAAGGGCTTGACCCTGCAGCGGATTACTCTTCGGTGACGTAGATGGCCACGCCGGTGCCTGCCTTGTGCATGATCGGTATGCCGGTGCCGAAAGCGGCGTTTCCAGCGAAGGTGCCGGTCATTACGGTGCCGCCGCTCTGATCGCCAGTGCCGCGCAGCAGAATGCCATTGGCGCCCACTTTGGCAGCCTCTTCCTTGAGACGTTCGATGACGACGTTCATCTTGCCCTGATCGGACGCAGCCCATGAAGCTTTGCTGCTCGATTCAAGCAAAGCGACTTGCTCGAATTTCTTCGGAGGGTTCACGTAGAGTTTCACCTGGGCTGGGGCGATGGCTGGCCGGACCTGGCCAACAACTACCGAAGACGACGACGACACACAGCCGATGAGCGAAACACTCACGGCAAGCATTAGAAATACTGATTTTGCTTTCATGGATATCCTATCCGGCATCCTGGCGTGCCGTTGCGCCTTTCTTATTTGCCCTGACAGGGGAAAGCCTTTACGAACGACTCCGCAATTAATACACTCGCGCTCTCATTCCAACGTTCCGGCTTATCCGATATGTATTTCCGTGCAACTGCGACCAGCTGTGTTACGTCGACGTTTCGTGGAGTGCAAAACAAAGCTGATTCTCCAAGATCGTGAACTCCCATCAAATAGGCGACGCCTTGGATACCATCTGCTTGGTCACCAGATGAGCTATTGCGTTGCAATCCACGGTCAAACGACAGCATCAGACTAGTAAATTTAGATCCAGTCATAAAATTGCCAGCACTTACGTTCGAAGCAGCAAAAATGAGGGAAAGCACAAGTAATCGCAAATTCATGTCCTAAGCCTTAAATATTGGTGCTTTCTTTCCGAACCACTTTCCCGATAACGATGCACTCGGCACCCTTACATAGTTGGCGGTGATATTTCCGCTGGTCCGAATTATCGGATGTCAGCCACCACTGGCCAGCGTCGCGGATCATCCGTTTTACGACAGCTTCGCCTTCGTAGTTGATAACATAGACGGCGCCAGACACCAGGCTCTTGTCTGCGGTGTTCACGACGATAATGTCGCCCTCGTACAGGGCCGGCACCATACTTTCGCCCCTGACGACCAAAACTAGTAGAGAACTGCGGTTCAGGCATTCGCGCTCCACCCACTTGGTGGGCACACCGTGCGTCTCGCCCTCGTAGTGTTCCGGCTCGACTTGGAAGCCAGTAATGCCGGCCTGGACCTTGAGGCGTACCTTTTTAATCTGGGTAATGGCCGGGTCGTCCTCGTCAACGGCTTTCACGCGCATCATCCCCGGCAGCATCTGATTTACCTCGGCCGCCTGCTCTACCTGCAGCCCGAACTTCAGAAAGGCCGGCGTAACACCCAAGAACTCAGCGGCCATGTCTAGGTTCTTTCCTCGCGGCTCCGAGCCGCCAGAGATCCATTTCTGGACGGCCTGCGGGCTTACGCCAATGAAGCGCGCCATCTCCGATTGGTTCCCACCGTTCTTGTCGTTCAGCAGTCTCTCGATTCTTGTGGCCATAGTTTCCATTTAGCTATCTTACAAGCAAGCGTTGTAGATAGCACTGCAAAAATAAGTTGTAATTGTTGGCACCATGCTGTAACCTAGGGTTGTAAGAACAACTTTAGGCACGAACATGGAAACCGGTATTGCAAAAGCTATTCGTCTCGCTGGCAACCAGTCTGCTCTGGGCAGGCTTCTGGATCTGACCCCACAGGCAGTCCAGAAGTGGGAAGCCCAGGGTTACGTTCCTGCTGAACGTTGCCGCGAAGTCGAAGCTGTCTTGAACTGCCAAGTCACCCGCTACGAACTGAACCCATCTGTGTTTGGCGACCCGCCAACACTACGCCGTAACCCTACTCCCTGATTCCACCGCGACGTTTGCGCGTCGCTTATGTGCGCCCAAGAAGTTGCGCACAGGCAGAAGCCCTTGAGCAACAGCAGTACCTGAAATCCTGAACCACGACTCAACTGGAGAAACACCATGAAGAACCCCCGCACCATCGAAGTGAAGACGCTGCTCAATGCCGATGAGTTCGTCGAGCTGCAGAGCGAATGCAGCGCGGCGGACGAGAAGCACAGCCCCCTCCTTCGCAAGCTGGCGAAAGCCTGGATTGCTGAGCAGAAGGATAAGAGGGCAAGGCAGGCGCAGGAAAGGGCGGCATATGGCCAGAACATGGCCATGTTGCTCCCGAGCCGCACCGTGCGCCCGCAGCTGCGCATGCGTCTTTGAGGTCGATGGCAGATGGGAATTTGGCCCACAACTCATAGGACCGTGACATGAACGAAGGCAGCAAATCAGCAACACCGGACGAGAAGATCGTCCACTACGCAAAGGAGTGGCGCCGCTGCGACAAGCAGAAGATCGCCGGCCGACAGGACCGCGAGAAGGAGCGCGCGGAGTACGTCGCACGCCAGCATCTGCGCAGGGTGATCGACGAGGCGGGCCAGCCATGACCGAGCTCAACATCATGACCCGCGAAGCCATTCGAAACCGTGCGCGCCGTGCCTTCATCCAGCGCCTGGGCCGTGACGCGCACGACATGAACCTCGGCTCGGCCGCGATCGTCGACTTCCAGGCCGAGTACGACCGTCTCGAAGCCGGCTATCAGGCTGCCATGGACGACGCCTTCAATCTGGAGGCTGTCGCGCCATGACGAAGCCTAAACACGACTACCCGGGCCGCGTCCCGAAGCGTCACCCTACCCTCGAAGCCTCTGCGGCGCTCGACGGCCAGATCCTGGCTTCGCTCGCGCGTCAGCCGCGCCAGTCCATTCGCCAGCTCTCCCAAGAGTTCGGCTTCGTCTACACCACGATCAATTCGCACCTGCAGGGCCTTGCTGCCGACGGGAAGGTTGTCGGCGTCCTGAGCAAAGGTGAGGCCGGCGCCCGCCGCGTCCAGCTGTGGAAGCTGGCAGGCGCATCCGGGGGCGAACGTGCCCCCATCAGCCTGAACCATCCCTTTGCTGCACTGTTCTGCCTGAGCCAGCAGGAGGCCACATGCTGACCTATCAAACCATCGGCCCGAACGCTGCCGGCGACTTCCTCATCGGATATGCCGCCCCTGGCGCTCCAAACGTCTTCACTGCGACCGGCAGCGCATCGAGCGCACAGGCCGCCAAGGCTGAATGCGATCGCCTGAACGATGCCCAGCACGCTCCTGCACGCGTCACGATCATCCTGGACCGGGAGCACTGACGAATGAATTTCTACCCGTTCCACTTGGGCGACTATGCCGCCCATACGCGCCATTTGACCCTCATGGAGGATCTGGCATACCGCCGAATGCTCGACCTCTACTACACCAACGAACAGGCACTCCCGGCTGACCCAGCGAAGGTTGCGCGCCTCATCGGTATGCGCGACCACATGCAGGAAGTTACCGACATCCTGGCCGAGTTCTTCGTCAAGACTGACGCCGGCCACACCAGCGCGCGGTGCGATCGTGAAATCGAGTTGTATCGCGCTAAAGCAGAACGTGCGAAGTCTGCTAACAAGTCGCGTTGGAATGCAAAGCAGGCTGCGGAAGGAGCTAAAGACGATCTGAAATCAGATACTAAATCTGATCTGAAATCGGATGCGGATCAGCTCCCAACCAATAACCAAGAACCAGAACCAGAAGAACATCCCCCCATACCCCCCGAAGGGGGCAACCCGGTCGAACAAGACGAAGAGCCGAAACGTAAAGCAGCCGTCTCGCTGAAGACCTTCCTCGAAGAATGCCGCAAAGCCGGCGTCCAGCCGATCCCGAACGATGACGCGGTGTTCGCCTATGCCGACAAGGTCAAGCTGCCGCATGACTTCCTGGCCCTGCAGTGGAAGGAGTTCAAGGACCGATACCAGCAGCCTGACGCCAAGCGCTACAAGGCCTGGCGGACGGTTTTCCGGAAGTCGGTCCAGTGCAACTGGCTCAAGCTTTGGTACATCGCTGGTGACGGCTCCTACGCCCTGACCACGGCCGGCCAACAGGCGCAGCGAAGCCACAAGGAGGCCGCGTGATCGAGCAATTCAACCTCGAGGCCGAGCAGGCAGTTCTGGGCGGCCTGCTGCGTGACAACGACGCGTTCGATCGCATCCCGGAGCTGGACGCCGGCCACTTCTACCGCGGCGACCACCGGACCGTGTTTGCCGAGATCCGCGCCCAGCTGGCGGCCGGCAAGCGCGTCGATGCCGTGACCCTGGCCGAGCGCCTGGACCCGGAACTGTTGCCCTACCTGGCCCGCCTGCACTCGACGTCCGCCAGTGCGGCGAAGATCGAGTACCACGCCGGCATCGTCATTGAGAAGGCCACGAAGCGCGCGCTGTCGGCGCTGTCGATCGACCTGGCCGCCGATGCCGAATCGGGCAAGGACAGCACCGAATGCATCGCCGAGGCCGCGGCCAAGCTCGACGCGATGGCCCAGCGCAAGACCGCGAAGGACCCGCAGCGCCTGGACGCGACGCTCGACCAGTACCTGACTCTGCTGCAGGACCGCCTGGACGGCAACGTGCGGCCGATCCCTACGGGCTTCAAGCACCTGGACGAGATGCTCGACGGCGGCCTAGAACGCGGCACCCTGACGGTCATCGCCGGCCGCCCCGGCACCGGCAAGACGGCCGCTGGCCTGGGTATCAGCCGCAACGTGGCGCGCGACCATGCTTCCCTGTTCCTGTCGATGGAGATGTCGACCAATCAGGTGAACGACCGGAACATCTCGGCGCTGGCCCGGGTGGACATGTCCTGGCTGCGCAAGCCGAGCGAAGCGAAAGAAGACAAGGATCGCTGGGACGCGATCATCACCGCGGCGACTCACTCGCGCAACCTGAACCTATTCATCGACGACCAGACGGGCCTGTCCATCCCTGAGATCCGCGCGAAGGCCCGCAAGGTCAAACGCCAGCACGGCCTGGACCTGATCTGCATCGACCAGCTTTCCTTCATCACCGGCGCCAAGTCCGACAAGTTGCACGAGGCGATGGGCGAGTACACGCGTGGCCTGATCGCGCTGGCGAAGGAACTGGACACCGTGGTGATCCTGTTGGCCCAGCTGAACCGGGAGTGCGAGAAGCGCGCCGACAAGCGGCCGATCATGTCCGACCTGGGCGTGTCCGGCTACATCGAGCAGGACGCCGCCAACATCATCTTCCTCTACCGCGACGAGCTGTGGGACCCGGATACGCAAGACCGCGGCATCTGCGAGTGGATCAGCGTGAAACAGCGTCAGGGTTCCCCCGGCTATATCGGCTTGTCGTATATCGGCCAGCAAACCCGCTTCGAGGATCTCGGGTATCGCTTCGTGCGCCGGCAGAAGGAAGCGCCAAGGGCATCCAGCCGCGGAGGCTTCAATTGAACCGCGAGCACCCGCCCTGCGCCGACTGCGCCAAGTACGTACCCGCTACAGCGGTAACTGGCGACTGCACCGACCACGACCGGCCGGCGAACGTAGACGACCCATCCTGCGTGCTGTTTCTGGCGCGTGGCAGTCGTAGCGCACGGTTGGCGGCGCGGAGCCCGCAGGAGCTGGTGACGGAGATCCAGCGGAAGCAGCAGAGCAAGACCAAAGAGACCATTTCGCGCACGAGCGCATAACAACCATGACCGCCTATTACAACGAAATCGACCCCTACGCCGCACAGTGGCTGCGCAACCTGATCGCTGCGGGCCACATTGCCGCCGGGGAGGTCGACGAAAGGAGCATTGAAGATGTACACCCCACCGACCTTCAGGACTTCACTCAGTGCCACTTCTTCGCCGGCATCGGCGGCTGGCCCCTCGCGCTTCGTCGCGCCGGCTGGCCAGACAATCGACCTGTTTGGACTGGTTCCTGTCCGTGCCAACCTTTCAGCGCGGCAGGCCAAGGAGCTGGGTTTGCTGACGAGCGGCACCTATGGCCAGCGTTCTACCACCTCATCGGCGAGCGCCGCCCTGCAGCAGTCCTTGGAGAACAGGTTGCGAGCAAAGACGCAGATCCTTGGATCGACCTTGTACAAGATGACCTGGAAGGCTTGGGATACCGGGTCGGGGCGGTCCCGTTTCCGTCTGCGGGCGTCGGTGCTCCGCACATCCGAGACCGACTCTACTGGGCGGCCAACGCCGGCAGCGCGGGACTGGAAAAGCGCATCGGCATCACCCGAGTTTCTGGCCGGTCGGTTGGACGAGGCGCGCGGCAAGCCGTTGTCGGAGCAGGTATTCGCGTGCCTGGCGGGTTGGCCCACGCCGGTGACCGGGAACGCCATGGGTTCGCAGTCGTTCGAGGGGCTGAGCGCAACGGGGCGGACACCGGACGGGAGGAAAGTGGCGGTCAGCCTCAACCACGTCGCGAGGATGACGGACTTATCTGGCCAGACACCTACGGGCCCGAATGGGATACCCACGACGGACTTGGCCCACGGTGGGAGCACGAAGACCCCGGCCCGACTAACGGCTACTGGCGAGCTGCTGACTGGCTCGGATGCCGGGATGCCAAGTGGAGGCCAGTTGAGGCCGGGACATTCCCGCTGGCTGATGGGCTACCCCGTAGCGTGGGATCTGGCGGCGCCGAACTGGAGCGACTGGCACGCCTGGCAGGACTTGATAACGCAAGTCTAGCGCGCGCCAAGAATTACAGGGTAGGCGCACTGCGGGGCTACGGCAACGCGATCAACCCCGAGCAGGCCGCTGAATTTATCCGCTGTGTAATGGAGTGCCAACCATGCTGAGATCACCACTGAACCGCTCGGGCAGCCTAAGCCCGAAACGAACCCGCAAGTGCGCCGTCAAGGGCTGCGCCAATCGCTTCCAGCCCCGGAACATGGGGCACAAGGTGTGCGGCCCGGAATGTGCGGTCGTGCATGCTGCGAAGGAGCGGCAGCGCCTGGACGCGAAACAAACCCGCGAGCGCAAGGCGAAGCTGAAGACGCGCGGCGAACACATCGCCGACACGCAGGAAGCGTTCAACGCCCTGATCCGCTACCGCGACCGCAACGAAACGTGCATCAGCTGCCCGACCGTGCTCTCGACGCTCGACGGCACGCCCGGCGGCGGCTACGACTGCGGCCACTACCGGAGCCGCGGCAGCGCGCCACACCTGCGCTTCGACTTCCGCAACGCTCACGGTCAGTGCAAGAAGTGCAACCGCTACCGCGCCGGCAACGCCGCCGACTACCGCATCGGGCTGCTCGCGCGCATCGGCTTGGAGGCTGTCGAGGCCCTGGAATGCGACCAAGCCGGCGGCGACTGGACCATCCCCGGCCTCATCGCGATGAAGGCTGATTTCCGCGCCCAACTGCGCGCACTGAAGGAGGCAGCGTAATGCGTCACCATCCCGGAGTGATCGAACCACGTTCAGCATACCAGCGCGGCCGCATCCTGTCCGCCATCGCCGAGAAGCCACTGACCGCGCAGGAACTGGCCGACCGACTGCACCTCACCCGCGACGGCATCAACATCCACCTGAAGGCGCTGAAGGAGGCGACGCCGCGCGCCGTGTACGTGGCCGGATGGGTCTACAACCCGAAAGGCGGCCGGCCGGCGCCACAGTACAGCCCTGGCGACAAGCCCGACGCTCCGTACGTCGCCAGCCGCGCGCCAACTCGCCACCTGCAGATCGACAACCAGAAGGCGAAGATCATGCGCCTCTTGGAGTCAAAGAAGATGACGATCCTGCATCTCGCCGCCGAAATGGACCTGTCGCACCAGTGGACCCGACACCTCATTTCCGATCTGCGCCAGGACAAGCACGTGCACATCGGCGGCTGGCAGCGGCAGACGGCCGGCATCGCCCCGTTGTACGCGATCGGCGACAAGCGCGACGCCAAGAAGCCCGTCATCACCGCCGCCGAAGCCTACAAGCGCCGGAAGGCCCGACTGAAGAACGATCCTGACGCCAAGGAAAGCCACCAGGCGGCCCAGAAGCGCCGCCAGTTCAGGAAACACATCAAGCGCCTGACTTCGACACCGCAGACCTGGTTCTCGGCCCTCGTTCCACCCACTACCACTGAAAGGAGCCGCGCATGATCACCGCCCTCGCCCTCTGGCTGGCCGCCTCGGTGCTGCTCGCCATCACCGTCGGTCGCTGCATCCGCTTCGGCACGACCGAGCAGCAGGAGACCAACCCATGACCCAGCCCATGACTGAAGCCCCGCAAGCCGACTCCCCTTTCAACACTGTCATGAAGACCTGGGCGCGGTGGATGACCTTGGCCGACCACCAGCATTCCGAGGGCAACGCCAACCCACAGGACGTGAAGGAATTCATGGCCTGCGGTGAGGCCGTCGACGTCATGGTCAGCGATTTGACCATCCACCAACGGTGGGCCGTCCGGAAAGCCTTCGGGCTGGCGACCGCCTGGATCTACCCTGAGCGATCGTTCGCAGACACGCTTGTTGCGGCCGAGGGGATTCTGTCGGTAAAGATGCTGAAAAATGTTGCTACTCGGCGATATTTCAATTAGGATATACGTGCTAGATGCCAATATTGCATCTTGAACAGATACCGAAGCCCTGCGATCAGCAATGACGCGGGGCTTTTTGCTTTCCGTACCGTGTCTCTATCGCCTCGGCACCCGTCGAGGCTTGCCCGCCTCGCGCGGGCTTTTTTATTTGAAGGTGAGTTATGGCCAAGTGGGTGCACCCGGACGTTTTGGATGGCGGCCTGAACGCGATCAAGAACGGCGCGACCAAGGAAATGGTCATCAAGAACTATGTCGCCGGCGATAGCTACGCAACCGTGACCGGGAACGCGCTCGCGACCGTCACGGTGACAAGCGCCGATTTCACCATTACCAGTTCGGGCAGCAACCGCACGATTACCGCAGCTGCCAAGAGTGCCACTGCAACCGCGCCCGCCGCCGGTACCGGCGAAAACCATCACGTCGCATTCACCGATGGCAGTGCAAAAGTGCTGTGGGTGACCGACGAAACCAACGAGCTGCCAAACAACGTCGGCGACACCCTGAACATACCAGCAGTGCCGTACACCGCTAACCAGCCAACCTAACCGAACATGACCGCACCTGCCGATATCTATGCCGTCGCCAGCGGTCAGCCGATCTATGGAGGGCGTACCGCGCCGAGCGCCGGCAATACGTTCGACTCGCTGAGCTATACAGATCTGAGCGGCGCGCCGACATCGGCACAAAACGGGCTTGTGTTCGTCGTCGAGTTGCACGGGTCAAGCGGCTCGAACTACAAGCAAAACGGGCGGCAGTATCGAGCCGCAGTCAGCGGCTCGATGGCACTGCCTGGCACGAGCACGATCGACGTCAACAATCTCGATTTCGACTCGCACAACACGTTTGGTTTCAGCACGGTCTATGCCTATGACACGTCCGTCATCCCTAGCGGCGCGATGGTCAAGATTCGCCCGATTGACAAGTGGTACAACGATGCGAACCAGTGGCGCGAGTCGGCGCACTGCGGCTTCAAGCTGGCCGATGGCAAAGTCCACCTGATCAGTGAGCGCCGCTACGACGCCATGATGAGCTGGGCTGATGCGAACCTGACGCAGTACGACCACAACAAGCGCGTGCTGTGCGGCGGCTCGATGGGCGCGTGGGGCACCGCGTCCTACGGCGTGCGCCGCTACGCGATGTTCGCCGCCCTGTATCCCGACCGTCCGCGCTGGAAGCACGACACCGGCACGACGACCTTTGCTGTTTCGGAGTACGCAAACACGTCGGCCGGCGGCTCGGGCTTCGTGAGCACGCCAATTGCCAGTTCACCGCTGCTGGTGGCCGAGGATGGAGGCACGTCGTATGCCGCTTACCTGGACATGATCGCGTATGTGTCGAACACCGCGAACAAGGTCCGATGGATTGGCTGGTGCCTGGGGCGCAATGACGGTTACGCGAGCTTCCAAGATTCGATCGACATGGTCGACGCCTTGCGGGCAAACAAGCGCGGCTTTGCATTCGCCTGGAACAACGGCGACCACAGCACCGGCTCGATCATGAACCAGATCACGAACAGCTACCCGTACGGCACGTTCCGCCGCGATCAGGGCTATCCCTTGTTCACCGAACACTCGCTAGACCAAGATCCGAAAGTCGATCTGGTCGGCGGTATCAACCTGGGCTTGTCGTTCCGCAATGTGGTCGAAACAGCTTCAGGCTGGTCCTGCCAGGTCACGAACATCTTGAATGCCTGCACGGTCAAGGTCGAGCCGATCAGCGACGTGTTCAAGGCCGCTGTCGCGAAGCAGATGGTCACGATCCCGGCAGCCGGTGCGTGGGTTTCCGTATCCTTCACCGCATAAGGTAAAACATGGCAACAAAAACCGTTGGCACTGGCGGCGATTTTGCGAACATGGCCGCGTATCAGGCGTATTTCAACGCCCTAGACATGACAGGTCCTGAGTACTGCAACCTCATGCCGGGCGCCGAAATTGTCGATACCGTCAACGTGACGCTGACCCCGAAAAGCGGGGCGAGTTCGACTAACCGGATTTACATTCGCGCGGCTGCCGGCGGCTCGTGGCGTGAAAACGCAAACGTCCGCAATAACGCGGTGCGTTACAACCCGACCAGCGGTGCGGCCCTGCGTTCCACGGTCGGTGGCGCGTATGGCCTTGAAATTAACTGCCCCGCCACGATCGAGGGTATTCAGTACAAAGGCGGGTCGTCCAGCACATTTCCAATCAAGCTGAACGGGAACAACAGCGAGTTCCGCTATAACATCGTCGAAGCGAACACGTCCGTTCTGCAGGTTGTCAACCTTGTCGGTGTCGGCATCATCGCGGAGAAAAACTTCGTCATCCAGAAGGGCACCGCGGGCGGATTGGTTGTGGCCGGCAGCGGCGCTACGGTGCTTGGCAACACGATCGTCGCCTTGGGCACCGGTACCCGTGGCTTGATGCTGGATTACGCACTGGCACCAGTCGCAAAGAACAACATCGTAGTCAACTTCACGACCGACTACGACCAGACCGCCGGCACTGGCTCGTCGAACAATGCCACGAGCAACGCCAGCTTCAGCAACGCCAGCTACGGCACAACCGGCGGTCAGGTCAGCGTGTTGGCGGCGTCTTTCGTCAGCCTCGTATCCGGCAGCGAAGATTTGCGCCTCACGGCGTCGGCGACGAAGCTGATCAACATGGGCACCACGACCGGCACCGCACAGGATGCGTCCGGACTGGCGCAGCCCTCGGGCTCTGCCTACGATATCGGCGCCTGGGAATATCAAGCTGCTGCCGACACGACGGCACCGATTCTGTCCGCCCCGACGGCAACCGCAACTGGCGCAACGACCGCAACCGGCACCGTGGCGACTGACGAAGGCGGCGGGACACTGTATTTCCTGGCGACTGCCAACGCGACCGAAACGGCTGCTACGATCAAGGCCAGCGGCGGCACGCAAGCGGTCAGCGCAACCGGCACCCGCACCGTCGCTTTTACCGGCCTGACTGCTGGGGCGACTTACTACGCTCACTATGTCCAGGTCGACGCAGCGAACAACACGTCGGCGGTCGCAAATAGCGCAAGCTTCACCACGCAAGCCGTCGACAGCGTTGCCCCGACCTGGCCGAACGGTGCGGCCATCACGCCGGGCGCGACGACATCGAGCAGCCTTTCGTTTAGCTACCCGGCGGCGTCCGATAACGTTGGCGTGGCGAAGTACCAGACCAGCAAGAATTCGGGCGCGAACTGGGATGACAACGGCACCGGGTTGAGCGGGCAGTACGTCGGATTGACAGCAGCCACCACGTATCCAATTTGGGTCCGTGCGGTAGATGCGCAAAGCAACGCCTCCGTCCCGCTGCAGCTGTCGATGACGACCAGCGCGGCAAGTACTGGCAGCTTCAAGTCGTCGCCACTTGAGAATAACACCGGCACGCTGTACGCCGCCGGCACTGCCGTTGCCGTGACTTGGTATCAGGGTGGCCGGATTGGTGCGGCGCCGACCAGCGTGACGCACACCTCGGGCACCGTGGCTGCAGACGGAACTATCACGTTGACCGGCTTGCCGATCGGTGCCGGTTACGGCATGTACGCGGTCCAGGGTACGAATGCAGCAACCGACAAACCATATTACGAAGCGGGGACGGTGGCCTAAATGCTGCGCTGTTTAACGACCAAAGGAACCAGCGGCCGGGGTATTATGGGCACGCCGTACGTGGGCCTGCTCGCATCCGAGCTGCCGAGCGGTTTTGCGCTGCCCGGTATGCTGGCAAACGACGTGCTGGCCGGAGATCCGGCAGGCTGTCGTTATCGCCAGGAGATCACGTCTTGGCCGAGCGCTGGCGCGCTGTCCGTTGGTGAGGATTGCGCGTTTTCGTTTACCGGAGCGCCGGACGGTGTCTACACCGGCACGACGAAGGTCTACAAGAACGGTGTTCCTGACGTCGGGTCGTACAGCTTCACGATCGGCGCCGCCAGTGCGCAGGTCAACTTAATGGTTGCCTCCTGCTCGCAGGCGAATACGAGCAGCACCGCCGCGGTGACGGTTACGGCCGGCGCGAAGACAGTCAACCTGGCGGTCGCCGCGTGCACGCAGACAGCGCAGTCGGGAACTGTGGCCGTGACCGTTACGGCGGCACCTCCTGACCAGCTCGGCCCGGCCAGCTCTGCCCCGCAGATCAACCTGCTGAGCAGTATTGGCCCCGGAATTATCAACCTGACCACTAGCCTTCTATGACAGCCAACGTTGGAGAGTATGGCCACGCCGTGAACGTGTTCGTGGCCTACGACATGAGCTTGCAGAACTCGCTGCAGGCGACGATCGAACGCCCGGACAAGTCGCAGATCGTCGGCGCCGCAGTCCTGGGCACCGCGCCGCTCGTCACCGATGGCGGCACGTTCCCCGCAAACCAGTACTGCACCTACACGGTGAAGGACGGCGATCTGACGGTGCCCGGCGAGTACATCGTCCGCATCACCTACAAGGACGGCACGAAGCGTCTGATCTCCGATCCGACCAGCTTTACCGTCAGCCCGTAACAGTCTCTGCCCGCCAAGGCACGGCGAGCGTGAGGCGCACACGTAAAAACGCACCAACACACGAGGCAACCATGAGCAAACACTTCCAGCTGGCCCACGAAGATGAGCGCCGCTGGGTGCTGATGCTCATCCAACTCGAGAGGGACCGCGCCGCCGGCGTGAAGTAATCCATGGCCAAGAAGACCAAGAAAGCGCCGGGTCGGCCCAGCACGTTCTCGCAAGAGGTGGCGGACGAAATTTGCGAGCACATGGCGAACGGCGAAAGCCTGCGTGAGGTTTGTTCGCGTGACAACATGCCGAATCGTTCTACTGTGGCCCGATGGCTTGCGGCCAGTGAGCAATTCCGCGACCAGTACGCGCACGCGTGCGAGATGCGCCAGGAGGAACTGTTCGACCAGATCATCCAGATCGCCGACACGCCCCAAGTCGGCACCAAGTCGGTCAGCAAGGCAACTGGCATCGAAATCACCGAGGCGGACATGATTGAACACCGCCGCCTGCAGGTCGAGGCGCGCAAGTGGGCGCTCGGAAAGATGGCGCCGAAGAAGTACGGCGACAAGGTGCAGACCGAGCTGACCGGCCCCAACGGCGGCGCCATTGAATTCACCGGCATCACGCGCCGCATTGTCAAAGCATCATGAGCGAACTGATCATCGAGACGCCGGCCGTATTCGAGCCGTTGCTTCAGCCTGCCCGCTACAAAGGCGCGCATGGTGGCCGCGGTTCCGGCAAGTCGCACTTCATGGCTGAAATGCTGATCGAGGATTGCATTCGCGAGAAGATCAGCGCCGTCTGCTTGCGCGAGGTGCAGAAGTCGCTGAAGTTCTCGGTCAAGCGCTTGCTCGAATCGAAGATCGAGGCGATGAATGCGGGCCTCTACTTCGAAGTGCAGAACGAACAGATCAAGACCCGGAACGGTGGCGTGATCATCTTCCAGGGCATGCAGGACCACACGGCCGACTCGATCAAGTCGCTGGAAGGGTTCAAGCGCGCATGGGTGGAAGAGGCGCAGAGCCTGAGCCAGCGCAGCCTGGACCTGCTCCGCCCGACGATCCGCGCGCCAGGCTCGGAAATCTGGTTCAGCTGGAACCCACGCTTCGCCACCGACCCGGTTGATGTGCTGCTGCGCGGCGATTCGCTGCCGCCCGGTGCCGTCGTGGTCGAGGCCAACTACATGGACAACCCAATGTGCCCGCAGGAGTTGCTGGACGAGATGGCGTTCGACCGTGGCCGCGATCCGGACAAATACGCGCATATCTGGCTCGGCAAGTATCAGCAGAACAGCGAGGCGCGCGTCTTCAAGAACTGGTCGATCGAGGAATTCGAGGTCGACCCAACGCAGATCATCCGCCAGGGCGCCGACTGGGGCTTCGCGGTAGATCCCACCGTCCTGGTCCAGTGCTACATCGTCGGCCGCAAGCTGTACGTGCCTCACGAGGCATACCGCGTCGGCTGCGAGATCGTTGACACGCCGGCGCTGTTCATGACCGTGCCCGACAGCGAGAAGTGGCCGATGGTCGCCGACAGCGCGCGGCCGGAAACGATCAGCCACATGCGGAAAAACGGCTTCCCGAAGATCATGCCGGCCATTAAGGGCGCGAAGAGCCTTGAAGAAGGCGTCGAATTCCTGAAGTCGTTCGACATCGTGGTACACCCGCGCTGCACGCACCTGATCGATGAGCTGACCCTGTACAAGTACAAGGAAGATCCGCTGACCGGCGCGGTGCTCCCGCAGCTCGAAGACAAAGACAACCACGTGATCGACGCGCTGCGCTATGCCTGCGAGGGTGCGCGCCGTGCCGTCGTACGTCGACCGCTGGCGAGTACGCGCCCGAAACTGAACTCAACACCGAGCCCGAACGGCTGGATGGGATAAATGGAAACGACGACCGAAAAGACAGACGCCAAGGCCGGCGAGAAGATCGTCACCGAGGTCAAGAAGCGCTTCAAGCGCTGCGAAGACTTCGAGGCCGATACTCGCCCGCTGTGGAAGGCCGACATTCGCTTCGCCAACGGCGACCCGGACAACGGTTGGCAGTGGGACGACATGATGCGCCGGGCGCGCGAGCAGGACAAGCGCCCATGCCTGACCGTCAACAAGGTGAAGCAGCACAACCGCCAGATCACCAACGATCAGCGGCAGAACAAGCCGAGCATCCGCGTGTACCCGGTGGACAGCGGCGCCGACAAGAAGACGGCCGAGATCCTGAACGGAGTGATCCGCCACATCGAGCAGAACAGCAACGCCGACGTCGCCTACGACACCGCGGCCGAGCATCAGGTGGACGGCGGCCTGGGCTACTGGCGCGTCATCACCGACTACGCCAGCGACGACAGCTTCGACCTGGAAATCTTCATCAAGCGGGTCAAGAACCCGCTGAACGTCTACCTCGACCCGGACATTCAGGAGGCTGACGGCAGCGACGCCCGCTTCGGCTTCGTGTTCGAAGACCTGCCGCGCGAGGAATTCCAGGCACGCTACCCGAACGTGGATGTCGCATCGTGGCCGATCGACGGCGGCGACACCTGGCTGAGCAAGGACAACGTCCGCATCTGCGAATACTTCCGCCGGGTCGACCTGGCCGACAAGCTGTTCGTCAATGCCGAGGGCAACGTGCTCAAGGCCTCCGAGATGGACAAGGCCGCGCTGGTCGCTGCGGCTTCCGCTGGCTGGCGTTCGCGCCCCGTCAAGCGGCAACAGGTCGAGTGGTACTTGGTGGCTGGCGACACCGTGCTGGAGAAGAAGGATTGGCCGGGCCGCTACATCCCGATCGTGCGCGTAGTCGGCGACGAGGTCGAAATCGACGGCAAGATCGATCGCAAGGGCCACACGCGCCAGATGAAGGACGCGCAGCGCATGTACAACTACAACTCGTCCGCGAGTGTGGAATATGGCGCGCTGCAGACCAAGACACCGATTTTGGCCGCCGCCCAAGCGATCGAGGGCTACGAGGACTACTGGAACAACGCCAACACCCAGAACAAGCCTTACCTGCCCTACAACCACGCCGACGAGAACGGAAATCTGCTGCCGGTGCCGACCCGTATCCAGGCGCCGGCGCCGGCAACGCTGTTCCTAGAAGGCATGCGCGTTTCGTCCGAAGAGATGAAGATGGCCAGCGGTCAGTATGACGCAAGCATGGGCGCGAAGTCGAACGAGACGTCGGGCCGCGCGATCATGGCACGCCAGCACGAAGGCGACACCGCGACATTCCACTTCATCGACAACATCGCCCGGGCGATCAAGTACACCGGCAAGATCCTGGTGGACTTGATCCCGAAGGTCTACGACACGCCGAGGCTGGTGCGGATCCTGGGCGAGGACGGCAACGAGAAGCACGCCCAGCTCGACCCTCAACAGCAGAAAGCCTACGTGCAGCAGCAGGCGCCGGGCGGCGAGATGCAGGAAATCTACAACCCCAGCATCGGCCGCTACGACGTCATGGTCGCCGTGGGCCCGAGCTACAGCACCCGCCGTCAGGAAGCCTTCCAGGCGCTGACCGAGATGGCCAGCCGCAGCCCGGAAATCATACAGCGCGCCGGCGACCTGGTCATGAAGGCCGCCGACTTCCCGATGGCCGAGGAACTGGCCGAACGCCTGACGCCGCCGGACATCGCCGCATCGAAGGAAAAAGGCGCTTCGCCCGAAGTACAGGCGCTGCAGCAGCAGCTTCAGCAGACCGAGGCTCAGCTGCAGGACTTGGGCCAGAAGTACAACGAGCTGCACGACAGCAAAGGCACCGAGGCGGCAAAGCTACGCGTGGACGAGTACCGGGCACAAACCGAGCGCCTGAAGGTGATCTACCCAGCATTGCCGGGCCAAGTCTCCATGGCAATCGGGCAGGAATTCGGCATCGATCTTTTGAGCGAGCCGCCCTTGCCCGGTGCTCCACCGCCTGGCGCGCCAGCAGCAGAGCAGCAAACCGAAGAGAACCCGCCGAGCGCGGGTTTTTCTTTGCCCGAATCGCAGTAAAAACCGTACCCGTCCGGCACGACGGGGCATTAATCCACTTGGGAAACCATGAGCACTGAAACCGAAAGCGGACTCCCGGCGCCGGCAGGTAATGCCGAAACGGGTGCACAGGTCGAGCAGCACAACAGCACGGAAGCGACCGCCGGGCAACAGCAACAGGAGCAGCAGGCCCAACAGGGCCAGCAGGAGCAGCAAGCCGAGCAGCAGGACCAGAAGCGGACGCCCTGGTTCCAGACCCGCATCGACGAGCTGACCCGCGCGCGGCACGAAGAGCGCCGCCGGGCCGACGAGGCCCAGCAGCAGGCGCTGCGCTACCAGCAGCAGCTCGCGCAGCTGCAGCAGGGCTACCAGCCCGAGCAGGACGCTACCCAACAGCCCCAGGCCGACATCCGGACCCTGGCGCAGCAGGAAGCGGCCCGCATGGTAGCCGAACAGCGCTTCGCCGAACAGTGCAACAAGGTCTACAGCGAAGGCAAGGCAGCCATTCCCGGCTTCGACCAGTCCGTCGCGAATCTTCAGATGCTGGGCGTGAACCGGGACTTCCTGGACCTCGTCACGTCGTCTGATGCAGGAGCGAAGCTGCTCCACCACCTGGGCACTGATCTGGACGAAACCGCACGCATCCTGACGCTTCCTCCTGTGCAGATGGCGCGCGAACTGACCCGGCTCGAAATCAAGCTCGGCCAGCCGGCGCCGCCTCCCCCTGTCAGCAAAGCACCCGCGCCGATCACCCCTCTGGGCTCGTCCGCCTCCAACGACGTCGACCCGACGCGTATGAGCGACTCCGAGTGGTTCGCGCACCGTCAAAAAACCCGCAAATAGGAATCTGAACCATGGCAAATACCATCCTGACCCACCAGATGCTGGCCCGCGAAGCTGCGGCCATGCTGTCCGAGGAAATGAACTTCCTCACCAACATCAACCGCGGCCGCGAAGAAGAGTTCAAGTCGCAGCCGAACGGCTACCGCAAGGGCGACAAGGTCGATATCGGCATCCCGCCGGTGCCGACCGTGTTCGACGGCTCGAACTTCGCCGGCGGCGGCTCGGCTCCGGACATGGCCGAGCAGAAGGTCACCCTGCAGCTGTCGACCCAGAAGCACGTGCCGCTGACCTTCACCGCGAAGGAAAAGGCGCTGTCGATCAGCGACTTCAAGGAGCGCTTCCTGAAGCCGGCGATCAACTCGCTGGGTTCTGTCGTCCAGGCGGATCTGATCAACCGCGCAGTGGTCGCGACCCCCAACGTCGTCGGCACCCCCGGCAGCCTGCCTAATACCTTCAAGGTCTACGGCCAGGCCCGCGGCTCGATGGAGCGCTTCATGGCGCCCGACGGCGACCGCACCGTGCTGCTGAGCTCGGACGCCAGCAATGAGCTGGCCGACGCGATCAAGAACCAGCAAAACCCGACCGACACCGGCAACAAAGCATTCCTGCAGGGTTACATCACCCGCGCGCAGGGCATGAGCATGTTCGAGAACCAGTCGCTGCCGATGCTGGCCCTTGGCACCGCGACCGGCTTCACCATCAACGGCGCCAACCAGGTCGGCAACACGCTGAACATCGGCAACCTGACCGCCGGCCAGACCATCCTGAAGGGCCAGGTCTTCACCATCCCGGGCGTCTACGCCGTGCACCCGATCCTGGGCGTCTCGAACGGCAAGCTGCGCCAGTTCGTCGCGACCGCCGACTTCACCGCTGGCGGCACCACCGGCGCGATTGGCATCTACCCGGCGCTGTCGGCAACCTCCGCTTCGGTCATCGGCACCGTGTCGGCGCTGCCGGGCAACGGCCAGGCTGTCTCGCTGGTCGGCACCCCGTCGACGGCCTACCGTCAGCAACTGGCGTTCCACAAGAACGCCTTCACCGCCGCATTCGCGCCGCTGCCGATCCTGGCCTCGTGCGAAGGCTACACCGCCTCGGTGAACGGCTTCTCGGTTCGCGTCATGACCTTCGGTAACGGCCAGTCCGACACCGAGTCGACCCGTATCGACGTGCTGTACGGCTTCGCTGCCGTCCGCCCGGACCACGCGGCCCGCATCACCGAGTAATCCCTTCAACCCACGGCGCCCCGCTTCGGTGGGGCGTCTTCTATGGAGGTCCAGATGGACAACCAAGAATTCCAGGAATACCCGAAGGCCCTGTACAAGGGCGGCGACCAGGCTGCCGATTACGTCATGGTCAGCGACAAGAAGGAAGAAGCGGCGCAGCGCAAGGCCGGCTTCGCAATGATCGGCGAAGCCAAGGAAAAGGCCGCCGAATGACCACCGCCGGCGACATCATCAACCAGGCGCTGAAGGACATCGGCCTGATTGGGCCCGGCGAAACGGCCTCGGGCGAGGATGCCGCCGACGCTTTCACCGCGCTGAACCAGCTCATCGCTGACTGGCAGCTCCTGCCCGGCAACCTGCCGCCGGCGCCGTACGTCCTGGCGCTCGTCGCAGACCCTGCCGACGACCTGAATCTGCCGCTCAGCTACGACTCGCCACTGCGCTACTCGCTGGCCGAACGGCTGTTCACCGTGTTTTCGGTCCCGCCGCGCCCCGACATCATCCGCCTGGCCGCGCAGGCCCGCAAAAACCTCAAGCGCAGCAACCTGGTGATTCCGGACGGCGAGATGCCGGGCGCGCTGCAGTTCGGGCGCCGTGTCGGCACCTGCTGCGGCAACGACTGACGAAACGAGAACTCGATGCGCACGAAACTACCCTTCGTCGGCCCGTCCTACCAGGCGCGCTCGCTGAACGCCGACGCCCAGCGCACGCTGAACTGCTACGTCGAGCTGGACAATGCCAGCCCGCGCGCGCCGGCCGCGCTGTACGGCACGCCGGGCACGGTGCGCAAGCTGACCTTCCCGACCGGGCCGGTGCGCGGCGGCATCCCGGCAGGCGCGTACACCTGGTGGGTGGCCGGCAACGTCGTCTACCGCGTCGACAGCGCTTACCAGCACCTGGCCCTGGGCCAGATCAGCACCTACGGCGGCGCGGTGGACATGGCGTCGAACGGCGGCCAGATCCTGCTGGTGGACGGCGAGGAAGGCTGGATCATCGACGTGGCGAACTCCAAGCTGGCGGTCATCACCGACGACGCCTTCCCCCGCGGCGTGACGCGCGCAGCGTACCAGGACGGCTGGTTCCTGGTCACCGGGGACGGTACCGGAAAGTTCTACATGAACGAGGTACCGAACGACGGCAGGAAGTGGAACGGCCTGGACTTCGCTTCGGCCGAGGGCTCGCCGGACAACACCGTCGGCATCATCAGCGACCACCGCGAACTCTGGCTGTTCGGCGAGCAGACCGCCGAGGTGTGGGCGAACACCGGCAACGCCGATTTCCCCTTCCAGCGCAGCGGCAATGTGTTCATCGAGCACGGATGCGCCGCGGCCGGTACGGTGGCGAAAGCCGACAACACCGTGTTCTGGCTGGGCGCCGACGACAAGGGCGCCGGCATCGTATGGCGCGCGGACGGTTACACGCCGCTTCGGATCTCGACGCACGCGATCGAGTCCGCAATCGGCAGCTACCCGCGCATCGACGACGCCTTTGCGTTCACCTACCAGCAGGAAGGCCACATTTTCTATGTGCTGACCTTCCCCGCCGCCCGCGCGACCTGGTGCTACGACGCGGCTACCCAGCTCTGGCACGAGCGCGCCTGGCGCAACCCGAACACCGGCCAGTTGACCCGCTGGCGCCCGAGCTGCCACGTGTACGCGAACGGCGAGCACCTGGTCGGCGACTTCGAACTGGGCGTCGTCTGCGCGCTGGACCTGGACGCGAACACCGACGACGGCGCGCCGATCCTGCGCCTGCGCCGCACCACGACCAGCGAAGCGCTGCAGCAGCGGATGTTCTACAGCGGCCTGCAGATCGACATGGAAACTGGCGTTGGCGTCGACGACGGCCAGGGCGCCGCGCCGCTGCTGATGCTGCGCTACTCGAACGACGGCGGTCACACCTGGAGCCCGGAGCGCACGTCCACGGTCGGCGCCGCCGGCCAGTATGGTGCCCGGGCGAAGTTCAACCGGCTGGGCTCCGGCCGCAACCGCGTGTGGGAGATCACCATGACGGATCCGGTCAAGTTCGCGGTGCTGGGCGCGGTGGTCGACGGCGAACCGGGGGCGTCATGAGCATCCTGACCCGCTTCCCGCCGCGAATCCGGATCGCCAACCCGGACGGCACGCCAACGCCGGAGTTCCTGCGCATGCTCGACATTCTCGTGTCGCGCGTGGGTGACGCATTCGGCGACATGGGCGCCGACGTCTTCGCAAGCGCCGAGATTCCCGCTCCAGCGGGAATGCCGGACGTGTTCCAACAGCAGCCCGCCGAGCATCTGGCCGAAATGGTCCTGCAGCCGGCGCCCGGTGGCGGCCAGCCTGCCGATATCACGCAGCAGCCGCTGGACTATTCGGCCGGCACGGCGCTGGCCCTGACCAACTATCGCTTCTCGCTGAAGGACACACCGGTTACGCCCGGCACCTACGGCGACGGCACCCACGTGGCGAAGTTCACGGTCGACCAGCAAGGCCGCATCACAGCAGCGGAAAACGTCGCGATCGAATTCCCCGAATTCCCGTCCGGCGCGAACTACAGCGGCAGCCTGACCGGCAAAACCGTCGTCATCTCCAACGGCATCATTACATCGGTGACATAAATGCAACGACTCCCGAAACAAATCGCCTGCGCTGAACTCGGCGCGGGCACGTCGGACCTGTACACGGCACCGGCGAACACGAAAACGACCATCTCGGCCTGCTCGGTGACGAACAAAACCAACGCCGCGCGAACCGTGACGGTCACGATAAAGCCGCCGGGCGGTGTGGCGCGCAACGTCGCGTTCGGCCTGGGCGTCGCTGCCGGCGAAACCCGTGTAGTGCACGGCGCCCTGGGCCAGACCATCGAAGCCGGCGGCGTGTTGGTGGCCTTCGGCGACGCGGCCGGTGCCCTCGATCTCGTGGCTTCCGCGTACGAGACGAATCCATGATCGCGGTCACCTATAGCGGCATGCTGGCGCCGGCGCCGCCCGTTCGGCCGCTGATCGCGATCGATGCCGAGACCGGCGAAATCGTGGTGCCGGACCGTGAGCCCGCCGCTGTCCGCACGTGGATCATGAACTTGACCCACACCATGCTGGCCATGCCAGGCGAGAAACGCGAGTTTCACGTCGAGCACACGATCAAGGACGGCATGTACATGCGCAAGCTCTTCATCCCGAAGGGGTCGCTCATCATCGGCAAGGTCCACAAATTGGATTGCCTGAACATCGTCGCGCAAGGCGACATCAGCGTCCTGACCGAGACGGGTTCCGCCCGATTGCGTGCCGGGTTCACGGTGGCGTCGCCGGCAGGCATCCAGAAAGTGGGGTACGCCCACGAAGACACCATTTTTATCAACGTGTTCAGGACCGACGAAACCGACGTCGACCGGATCGAAGACGTGGTCGCCTGGGAAAGCTACGAGGCGGCCGGCTACCTCACCATCGAAGGAGAAAAACAATGTCTGTTGCATGGGTAGGAGCCGGCATTGCCGCTGCTGGTGTGATTTCCAGCACCGTATCGGCGAACAAAGCCGCTAAGGCTCAGCAAGAGGCCGCACGTGACGCCAACGCAGTCGCCAAGGACAGCAAGGACCAAGAAATTGCCCTGCAGCGCGAGATGTTCAACAAGAACGTCGAGTTGCAGCAGCCGGCCATCGACGCCGGCAACACGTCGCGCAACCGGCTGATGCAGTTGCTCGGCCTGTCCACCGGCGGCGCCGATAACGGCTCGCTGATGCGCGACTTCAGCATGCAGGACTTCCAGTCCGATCCGGGCTACCAGTTCCGCATGGACCAGGGCCAGCAGGCGCTGGAGCGTAGTGCTGCGGCGCGCGGCGGTCTGCTGTCGGGTGCGGCGTTGAAGGATACCGCGCGCTTCTCGCAAGGTCTCGCTTCGCAGGACTATCAGGCCGCGTTCGACCGCTTCCAGAGTAACCGCACCAACAAGCTGAACCCGCTGCTGTCGCTCGCCGGTTCGGCGCAGACCGCTTCGGGAGCGCTAGGCGCAGCTGGGCAGAACTTTGCAAACGGCGCCGGCCAAGCGCTGAACAACTACTCGGCAACCGCTGGTCAGAACATCACCGGGGCCGGCAACGCGCGCGCATCTGGCTATGTGGGCGTCGCCAACGGTATCAACAATGGGCTGGGCCAAGGGTACAGCATGTACCAGCAGAACCAACTTCTTGAGTTGATGAAGAAGAACCAGAACAACGGCTCCGGTACGTCGCCCCAGAGCTGGAACAACATCACGTCCGGATGGCAATCCGGCACCGGCTACTAAGAGGTTCAAATGTCCATCGATCCATCTATCGCCCTCGGCGTCAAGCCGGTACAGATCGAATCCCCGGTGAACGCCCTGGCGCAGCTGCTGCAGGTGCAGAACGCCCAGCAGCAGAACCAGCTCGGCCAGATGAAGCTGGACGAGCACCAGCGTGGCATCGAGCGCACGAACCGGCTGCAGGCCCTGCTGGGTAGCTTCACCCCGGACGCCAAGGCAGATGACCAGGTCGGCGCCCTGACGCGCGGCGGATTTTTGCCGGAGGCACGCAGCCTGGCCGAATCGTCGGCGAAGGTTGCCGCCGACAAGCGCGCTGCCGAGAAAGCCGAACTGGAAGGTCACCTGAAGAGATTCGAGGTCGCCGGCCAGATCATGAACGGCGTGAACGACCAGGCGAGCTGGGACCGCGCACGCGCACAAACGGCCCAGATCTTCGGCCAGGAAGCGGCAGCGCAGATGCCGGAGCTCTATGACCCCGCCCAGATCGAGCAGAAGCGCATGCAGGCGCTTACCGTGAAGGACCAACTCGAGCAGATGTGGAAGCAGAAGGGCTACGACCTGGAACTGAAAAAGGCTGATGAGCAAGCGCGCCACAACGGCGCCGTCGAGAAGAATGCGGCCGGCCAGCTCGCGGTTTCGCAGGGTCAGCTCGGCGTGGCACAGGCACGCGAGAAGCGTGAGGCAACAGCGCCTAAGGGGCAGATCGTCCAAACGGACACTGGACCGCTGCTTGTAGATCCGGTGTCTGGCACAGCAACGCCGGTCACGGTCGGTGGCAAGGCCGTCCCGGCGAAGGGCTCCGGACAAGCGGCAAAGGACGCACAATCGGTAATCGATCTGCTCGACCAAGCGGATCCGCTGCTCGACACGGCTACTCATAGTCTGATCGGTGCGGGCTACGATCGTGGTGCGGCTGCGTTCGGCAAGAGTACTGAAGGCGCGCAGGCTGCTGCGCAGCTTAAGGCACTGGAAGGGGCACTGATTTCCAAGCAGCCGAAGATGACGGGGCCGCAGTCAGACAAAGACGTTCTCCTGTACCGCCAAATGGCAGGTCAGATCGGTGATGCATCGTTGCCAATCGAGACTCGGCGTGCCGCAATGCGTGGCGTGCGCGAGATGGCTAAAAGATCGCTGGGGCAGCCTCCTGAGTCGGCCAACTCGACGAAACCTGCAGCCCCACCACCCAAGAACGCCAAAGGCTGGACCTTGCACGTTGACGCCAAGGGCAATAAGGCCTACGTCAGCCCCAACGGCAAAGATTACGAGGAAGTGCACTGATGCCATTCGATCTCGCGACAGCAAAGCCCGCCGCCGGCGGGTTCGACTTAACGTCGGCAAAGCCCGCCACGCCAGCGGCAAAAAGCGACGAGCCGCTGACCATCACTGCCATTGGTGCCGGGCTCGGCAAGGGTCTGGGTGACGTCGTGCTCGGTGCGCAGGGACTACTCGGCAAAGGGCTGCAAAAGCTCGGTGCTGACTCTGCCGGGACCTGGCTCGTCAACGACGCGCAGGCCGGCAAGAACAAGCTGGCCGGAGAGGTCGCACCCTATCGGGAGGCGCACCCGATCGCCACCGGCGCTGGCGAGGTCGGCGGCAATATCGCCGCAACTTTGCCGGTTGGTGGCGTTCTGGCGAGAGGCCTGGCGCAGATCCCAGGCGTCGCAACGCGTGCTGCACCACTGGTTTCAGCAGTGCGGAGCGGCGGCTTCACCACCGGAACGCCGGCTGCTACTACTCTGGCCGGCAAAGCGGCCGACTTGGCTGTTCGCTCGGCTGGCGGTGCAATTACCGGCGGAGCGTCAGCGGCGCTGGTCGATCCGAAAGAAGCGTTGTCCGGTGCTGCCATCGGAGGTGCACTGCCCGGTGCGGCAAAAGCTATTGGCACCGGTGCCCAGTTTGTCGGTAACAAGCTGCTCGGGATGGTTCGTGGTGGCGCGGTGGCGCCCGAAGTGGTCGCCTTGGCGCAGCGTGCCGGTGAGCTTGGCATCGACGTGCCAGCCGATCGCATCGCGAACAGTAAGCCCCTCAACGCCCTAGCTGCCAGCCTGAACTACATTCCGTTCAGCGGTCGCGCCGGCACCGAACGCACTATGCAGGACCAGTTGAACCGAGCCCTGAGCCGCACTTTCGGTCAGGACTCGGACAACGTGACCGGCGCTCTACGCACAGCGCGCAGCCAGCTTGGCGGCGAGTTCGATCGCGTGCTGCAGGGGAACCAGGTCCAGGTCGACACGCCGTTTCTAGACGCCCTGTCCCAGGCCGAGCAGCGCGCAGAGGCGGAGCTAGGCAGCGATGGCGCACGCGTGATCAAGAACCAGATCGAGGAAATTCTCGGCAAAGGCGGCACTGGATCGATTGACGGTCAGGCCGCCTACAACATCAAGCGCACCCTCGATCGCATCGGCAAGCGGAATTCGCCCGAGGCCTACTATGCCGGCGACCTGCGGCGCGACCTGATGGATGCTCTGAATCGTTCGCTGACGCCCGAGGAAGCTGCAGCATTCGCCACGACCCGCAAGCAGTACGGGAACATGCTGAGCCTGGAAAAGTTGGCCCAAAACGGCGCCGAGGGCGATGTGTCGATCGCTAAGATCGCCAACATGAAGAACATCGGGAACAGCGACCTGCAGGAGTTGGCCGACATTTCCGCGCAGTTCCTGAGGGCGCGCGAGGGCCAACACGGCGCGATGCAGCGGGTGGGTATCGGTGCTGCAGGTGCTGCGCTCGGCGGGATACCTGGCTTGGTTGCCGGTGCCGCTGCCGGCCGGGCCACGAACGCGGCGTTGAACAGCAACATGCTGAAGGGGCTTATCCTGGGTCAGCCAGCTGGAACCAGCAACAGGCTGCTCGAACTCATCACCAGTCCAGAGCTGCAGCAGCTCGGCTACCGCGCCGCGCCGGTGCTGCAGCGCGACTAGCCTTTGCCGCTGAATCCCACGAGGAAGCGGTAGATCGCGACAACCACCAAAAGAGCGATTGCCTTCCAGAGCATAAAGTCGGAAATGTGCATCGCTCAAGTATAGCCCACCCTGACCCGGTGGGCTTTTTTTATGTCCACACAAGAAGGGCACTTATGACCGGCGTCATCGCGACCATCCCCCGAAATCAGTTCTTCGATCAGCTCGGCAAGCCGCTGGCCGGCGGCAAGCTCTACACGTACCTGGCCGGGACCACCACCCCGGTGGCCACCTACCAGGACCAGGCCCTGACGATCAAGAACCAGAACCCGATCTCGCTAGATGCGAACGGCTCGTGCTCGATCTGGCTGGATCCAGCCAAGAGCTACAAGTTCGTGCTGAAGACGGCGCAGGGCACGACCCTGCCCGGCTGGCCGATCGACAACATCAGCGGCGCGGCGACGCCGGAGTCGCTGGAGCCGTCTCTGTCATCGTTCGCCAAGCTGACGGCGCTGGCTGCGGCGGCAGGCTCGTCGCTAGTGAACTTCCTGCAGTCCGGCGCCGGCGCCACCCTGCAGAGCATTCAGCGCAAACTGCGCGGCGACCTCAACATCATGGACTTCATCAATGATGGGGTGGATACCACCGTGGCCGACTGCACTGCAGGCATCCGCGCCGCGGTCAGCCACCTGGCCACCCGGCAGCGCGGCAACCTCTACTGCTCTGGCGGCAAGTTCCTGATCAGCGACACGATCGATTTCTCCCTCCTGGGCGACGAGCACCGCTTCTTCGACATCGACCTGGGCGGCGCCGAGTTCATCTGGTCGGACCCGAACGCGGCCAAGCCCATGTTCTCCGGCTATAACAACAAGTCGGTGCGGATTCACAACTTCACGCTGATCGGCAACGCGACCGACACGATTTCGAAGGCCTACGGCGTGCGCCTGGACTCGATCCAGCCGGGCGGCTCCGACCTCATGTCCTTCGACAACTTCCGGGTGCGCTTCTGCGACAAAGGCTTCTACCTGGGCAGCTTCGATGCGGACCAAAACCGGGTTTCCGACATCGAAATTGGTGGCCAGTTCGTCATCGAGAACTGCAACACCGGCATCTACACAGAGTCGACCAACGTCGATTCGCTGGTGGTCCGTAGCGGCATCGTCTCGGCGTGCACCACCGGCATCGAGCTCAAGCGCGCCGGCTTCATCAAGCTGGACACGGTTACCGGCTACTCGTGCAAGGACTTCATCAAGGTGAACGGGCCGATCGGCCCCCTGCTGGTGGTCAACTGCCAGTCGGAGCAAGGTGACGTCGTTGGCGCGCGCTTCTTCTACCGCGTCCGCTACGACGAGGCACGCACCGGCCCGGTGACGTTCGAGAGCTGCAACATCGACAACCCGATTGTCTTCGACTACGACCCTGGCATCGGCTCGGATGCGCAGACCGTGAACATCATCGGCGGCTACTTCCGCGAAATGCAGGTGAAGTGCCCGGACACGGTGGTCAACCTGATAGGCACCGCGCAGACGGCCGGCTACGAGTTCAAGGTTTCGGGCCCGAACTGCCAGGTCAACAACATCGGCAGCCGCATCTACGGCACCGTCACCGACACGGCGAAGAGCGGCGCCGACCTGACGCAGAAGTATTCGTACATGCCAGGCGGGCGCCTCATGCAGTGGGGCAGCACCGAGCTTATGCCGGTGGCGGCCGGCGCCGTACGCGAGGAAATCGTCAACTTCCCGAAGCCGTTCACGCAGATCGAATCGATCGTTGCGACGCCGTACAGCCCGGACGGCGCCGGCGGCGAGGTCTTCCGCTATGCCTTCGGTGGCGAGCTGGACCACATGACGCTGCGCTTCGAGAACGAAAACACCGGCGCCGGCATCAACATCGGCGCGAGCTGGCTGGCCATTGGCCGCTAATCCTTCCCAACCACCAGTAATAACAACATGAAAGTCCAAAACATGAGCGAACCCATTACTACCGGCGCCGGCGGCGTCGTTGCCTGGAAGGCGCTAGGCGGCCTGGCGGGCGCTGCCGGCATCGGCGCCGGCGTCGCGTCGTACATCGTGATGACGATGACGAAGCCGAAAGACGACAAAGAATTTCGCGTATCGCTGGCCAGCACGATCGCTGCTTCGCTGGGCGGTGGCGCGGCCGCGATCAAGTACTTCGGCATCGAGAAATGGGCCGGCGACGTGATCGGCCTGATGGGCATGGGCGGCGTAATGTTCACGTGCGGCCTGCCTGGCTGGCTGCTGGTGCGCGCCCTCTTCCATTACATCGAAAAGCGCAAGGACGCCGACCTGACCGAGATCATCAAGGACGTGAAGGAGATGGTCTGATGCCGCCCTCCGCTTTCATCGGCATGCTCGCTGGCGCGGCGCAGGAGTGCATGCGCCGAACCGGGATTCCTGCCTCTATCACCCTGGCCCAGGCCGCACTGGAATCCGGCTGGGGCGCCCGCGCGCTCGGCAACAACCTGTTCGGCATCAAGGCTGACAAGAGCTGGACCGGCCCGACCGTCAGCTTCGCTACGACCGAGCACCTGGACGGACGCAACGTGCACCTGACGGACAAGTTCCGGAAGTACGACAGCTACGTCGAGAGCATGGTCGACCACGGCCGATTCCTGCTGGCGAACCCGCGATACCGGGAATGCTTCAAGGAGACGACCGGAATGGGCTGGGCGACCGCGCTGCAGAAGGCCGGCTACGCCACCGATCCGGAATACGCCAAGAAGCTACAGGCAACGATCCGCGTGCGCAATCTGCAGTTCTACGACCAACTGACGCCGGGGGCGAAATGAGTGCGCTCGAGCGACTGCTGGTCGCTACCCTGGTGCTGGCCGCCATGGCCGCCGGCGGCTGGTTCGCCTTGGAGCACTACGGCGCCGAGCGCTACCAGGCCGGCCATGATGCCGCAGTCGCAGCCGGCGAACTACTGCGCCAGGCCGAGGCCGAGCGCAACCACGAAACCGAGTCGGACCTGCGCGCCCAGCTGCACGACAAAGACGCCGACGCCTTCAAAAAGGAACAGGAATATGCCGAGAACCTCGACGATGCTCAGCGCCGCGTGCGCGCTGGCACTGACCGCCTGCGCTGCCCCGCAGCCAGCCCCGTACCTGCCGGCGCCGCGCCCGGTGATCGACCCGCTGCCGGCGGACCTGCAGCTGACGGAGAAGGACCTGCAATGGTGCCCGACGTTTCTGCGGATCTTCTCAGCCTCGTCGCAGACCATCAACGACTTGTGCAGCGATACGCCCGCGTCGTCGAACGCTTCGAAGCCTGCCGTGCCGTGAACGCGAAGTGATGGACATCCACCTGCTCACCCCGCAGGGCGATCAGCTGGTGGTGCAGGTGGTGGACGGAGAGGTGGTTGTGCCGCCCGCCGCCGCGCCGGATCAGCCAGAACCCGGCAAGTAAGCGCGAACCCGGCGCCGCGCGCAGTAAGGAAGGCGGCAGCGCGCTGGGCGCCCTTGGACTCGGCCAGCAGCAGGGCCAGGTCGACGGCGATGGCGAGGTCGGAATTATTGCGGTCGGTGGTCATGCCGACATGGTGACGCATGTCCGCAAGTAGACTGACGAGATAGCGCAAAAGGCTTTCCGCAAAACGCCCCGAGGTCATCCATTTTCATAGGGCGGTCGTGGCGGCTTAAATGCCTCTTTTGCGGAACGAATTTTGAGGTCAAGCCGTTGATTTTTAACGACTTGCTTTTAGATTTTAAGTCTGATGCGTCTACCAATTTCGCCATGCCCGCGCCGGCCCGGATTGTACTACGGGCGACGGCGACAGTGTTAGTTCTTGCGTTTCCGCTAAGCCTGTCGGATCGGCATCAGATCGGA